CTCTCACCCCGCCTCAGATGCTTGGCTGCCCCTTCGAGAAACTCCCCAACATCATCCATGATAGCCGAGTCTCGTAGAAGTCTAGGCCAGTCGGCGGGTAATCCGTCCACGTTCTTAGCCGCCAGGACCGCCTGATCTACTACATAATAACTCGTCTGTTGAACGAGATAATTTATATCCCATTCTTTTTCTCGCTGAATTATCTGGACAATCTGCTTATAGGGGGAGATCAGATCATTAGCATCTACCGCCGAGGGTGCTATCTTTCCATCAATCATCTTACCTGCTACCAGTACGCTCAATTCGTCTCTATTCATTAGACATCCTGTAAATATTTTGTTTTAGTGATTTCCTATCCTGACAGAACCAATCATTCGGGTCTTTGATGCCATCAGGATAATCCAGTTCTATAATCTTTCCGCGCCACCCTAGTTGACAGGCTAATCTGACCGCCGCGGACTTCTCCCCCCTATCAGGTACTATATAAATTGGTTTCATTAGACCAGCGAACCAGTCAGGGTTTACGTTATACTGACCGTTAGACGGTGTTCCTGCCGCAAAGCCTAGCATAGAGAGAGAGATAGCGTCTATGATTCCAAAAGTAATAAAAACTATCGACGCTGATCTCCATAGGATATGATCGGGGATATAAAGTAAGGGCGGTTGCTGGTCTGGTACAGTGTACTTGTTCGGAGACTGTACCTGACTGCCCGCTCGTCCTACTGCGCCTCGTATTTCGCCGTCCGCGTTTGTTATTGGAAAAGTGTACCATTCGTTATGCCATCCTATTTGACACGGTATAACCATACTCTTAATGCCACGCTTACTAGGATACCACATAAGTCGTTCCGTGGCAACTAAGCGGTCATGCGCGTCTGTTAATAGCTCCAGCAGAGCGATAAACTCCCAATAGGGAGGAAATATCTGCTGTCGGTAAGAGATAGGGTCATCGACAATAATGACGTTCGCCCCCTGACGTTGTAATGCCCGAAGTAATGTCTTATGTGTACCGAACTTCCCACACCCCCAACAACGAAATCCCTTGGTTGATACTTTCAAGGAATTTTTGTGGTCGCTATGAAAAGGACAGAGTCCCGTTATATAATTTCGGTACTGTTTTACCCCAGATAGATTATCTATTATCTGATCGTACAGCGATAGCTTCACCTTTTAACTCACTTGGTTGCATTGGTCGTACTACGTCATCTGGTTTGTTGTGTTTATCAAGATACTCTTTTGCCATATCAACTAGAGGATCAAAAAATTTTTTTATTTTAAGAAAGGCTACCGATCCCCCAGGATATACCATTGTTCCTTGCATACCAAAAAATGATCCCGTGACAGGAGCAATAGGAGCGATTGGAGTTCCTGTAGGGTACTCAGCAGTACCACTAAGAGGTATATTAATCTTATTAGTTATTGGCGTCTTCATCAAGAAATTCCTTTTGCGGGCAAGGCGGGATTAGGCAACACGCCGTCCCGCCTCCCGCTGGAGTTACCCGACACGAGTATCTCCGGAAAACATCTAATTTGTGCGGGCATTTATCTAGTGAATGTTCTCTTAGATATGGTATGGAGATTATAGTCCATCCAAATGACATCCACGCCCCGCTAGGATAGGTAGGTATCGACCCACCCTCTCCTAATAACTTATAGTCCTGGTGATGGTGCAAAAGCCTGGATATATCCGTCGGCTACGATAGCCTGGAACACAGAACTTCTAGCCATGAGCGTCTGCTCTAGCCATGGCAATATGTTCTCAGACAATGGGATGGTATCAACATCTAAGTCAATACCGGCAAGTTCCAAGAAATTGAATAAGATTTCCGTATGCTTACCTGTTCCGCTAATACCTGCGGACTCTCCATCCCCTGCATCAACGAACTTGTATCGTAGGAAGGATGGTATAGTTGATCCCTTCCAATCACCCTTGATGATCTCCAATATAACCGTAAACCCCTCATAGCTATAATTGAAGGTTTCCCCGTCCTTCTTCCGACCCATTCCCTCATAGTGACGGGGAGCAGGCTCTTTATCTTTGGATGCTGCGAAGTTTTTAACCTTCACATAGAACGCACCCTTGATCGGCCTCACATCCATCAGAACGTTCTTATCGCTACTGATGGTAACAAACACATTACCGCCCTTGGCGATTGTGCAGGTTACATGCTCATCATCCTTCGGAAACTCAAACTCCTCACCCGTCTTGGTGAGAGTGACCTTGACCTTTTTACTGAGTTTCTTTAAGGTAGCTTCCCCGCGTGGTCCTTTCTTATAACTACGTATTGATGGTACTGGCATTTCTACACCTCCCATTGATGTCATACAATCTTCTATTATAACACAATCTAATCTTCGTCTTTTCCACTTATATCTAATACACTAATCATGTTGGTAACTTTCTCCCGCGCGTCATCTTTCAGATGCTCTAATACCCTCCGCTCTACTCTATACAGATCAGAACCAATATCATCTGCTATGACTTTAGCAGCTAGATAATTTTTTTGGGTAAGTGCCATGACAAGCACTTGAGCCTGCTTAAGTAAGTCGGTATATTTTTCATCTGTAACTATAGGTTCTCGTCCTGTCTCACCCATGTTTTCCTCTAATCAATATACGTTCAGCGCGGGTCAGCTTATTTATGATAACCCCCCATACCCAACCCGTAGTTAAGATGACTTCTTTTGTATCACATTGAGGACATACACCCACGATGCGATTAACCCCTTCATCTGTCGCACCGAAAAAATCCAGAGGTTCTCCGCAATTACAATAACCTAATTTTGTAGGAGTAATTTTACTAGCCATTTGTAAGCCTGTTCCTAATAGCCATCGCGATCTTACCCATTAACTCAGCAAGCCCCGCGGGTGTCAGGATCATAGCACTTGGGGATGGGGTACACAGGTCCGCAGATATCCTATCAAAACAATCAGCAGGAAGGGGTACTGCTACATATAAGTTTTCACCTGTAAGGGTTGGAGCATATGGTTTATATTGAATGGGATCTGTTCGGATAGCATCGACTTTCAAATATATCTTCTTCATCTAGCACCTCTCCTGAGAAAGATATTACCACAGATATCCCCGCTGAGTCAAGCCCCCACCGAAACATAGAACAAACGTTAAGTACTTAAAGAGACTCTAAGAGAAGATGTCTATGAGATAAGAAATAGATAAGACATTAAAATATAAAAAGAGGAATCAGACAGGAGACTCTATAAGAGACTCTTATGTATATTAATGTATATACAAAGTTTTCACTCCCACTGGAAACTTTTCCACTCCGAAAGGCGGCTGGACTTTCATCCCTATTTTGTGGTAAAATATACCGAGGTGCTAATGCGACTCCCTAAGCAAACACGCGCGTATATGTTCTTGAATGATCCCACGAATATGTTTCGGCGGGGCTGTCAATTTTCTCTATATGATTTTGAAACTACTCTAGTTGCTGGTACATGGCCTGATGGTTCTCTGGTTCGTCACAAGTCGGGCAAGATGTATGTTATCAAGGGAGATAAGAAATATTTTATAGGACTTTATACAGATGAGTGATCTCTGGAATGATATCTGCATTCCGCTTTATGAAGGTAAGTGTGTGTTATGCTTGGAGCCTGGATCACACCCTCATCATATTATACCCGTAGGTCTAGGTGGAACAGATGATGAAGATAATATCGCCCCGCTTTGTACCGATTGTCATACGATGGTGCATCATGTGGGCGCAACAAGTATGGAAAGGATAATCCGTGAGCGTGCGCGGGTTGTACGGAAGGCTTTTGCTGATGGGAACTAGAATAGACGAGACTGGAAACGTACATGGACATTGGAGAGTTCTTGGATATGCTGGACGAAATAAGCATAATGCAGCGATTTGGAAGTGCCGTTGTATATGTGGTACCGAGAAAGTTGTAGTGGGAGATAGTCTCCGGCGTGGTATGTCAAAAAGCTGTGGATGTATCCAGCAGCCTTATCCTAATGAATCAGCAATCAGAGATTTATATAGTTGTATGAAATCCACCGCAAAGCGACGGGGACACGAATGGAAGATTGTATATAAACAATTCAGAGAATTGACATCATCAGATTGTGTATATTGTGGAGCATTTCCTTATCAGATACATAATCGATGCAATCAAGTATATAAATATAATGGACTTGATCGAGTAGATAATAAACAAGGTTACATTATAAGTAATGTTGTTTCCTGTTGTGGTTACTGTAATAGGGCAAAGAGTGATAGAACAATGACCGAATTTAGAGTATGGATAAATCGTGTGTATAAGAGGTTAATCAATGAAGGAACAAGCATTATTTGGGAGACTCTCATATCCAATCAGAATCTCCGCAACGGCTCTTAATAACTTTGGAGCCTGTCCACGAAAATTTTTATACTATAGATTCTGGGACGTTTTAGGGGATGAACCTAGTTACTTTGCCAAGGGGCGGGAAGTCCATGAGATCATGGAAGGGAGTCTTGTTTCGTCCCGTGCCATGCCCGCTGCTCGTGCTATGGCAGAGCGATTACAAAAGACTGAGCGGGGATTAGGAATAAGAATATTCCAGCGGGAAATGCGCCAGTCCTTCGAGATATCTCCTGATTTTCTCCTAACTAGAGTCGTTGATGGATTGGGAGTAGATAAGGATGGTAAGCCCATAATTGTCGATTATAAGACTGCATCAAGAAAGTGGGCGACATCAGGTGTCCCTCATTTTGTCGCTTATAAGGCTCATACATGGCAGTCGATTTGCTATCTATTATCCCCGCCGAAATCTGTGCAGTCTAGTGAGTGGCCTAAAGAATTAATCTATATGGTAGCAACCAGTAGATCAGCACAAATTTTCCCTGTTGAATATAAAAAAGAAGATCATGCCAATTTCCTTATAATGTTGGGGAACTTGAAGCAGATGATAGATACGGATACATTCTACAAGAATCCTAGCTGGACTTGCCAGTGGTGTCCTTATTCTGATATGTGTAATGAATTAGATGGATGGGAAGCAAATTTCAGAAGGAAGAAATAGTGGCTATTAGATTAAGAATAGTTGATGGAGTTGCTGTAGCTCTGTGTGCTGCTAAGTCACATCCGAAACCAGGAGATATATACCTGGATGATGATTTGCATTATGCCCTGTCGCAGAAGTATTGGCGGGATTATGATGAAATACAAATTGTGGATGAAGAAGATATAGAGCGAGCTGCCAGAGAGGAAATCGGATAATGTTGACAGGATTAGTCTTATATGGTAAAGTAAGAATGTGTCGGCAGGTATTCTTCGCTTGTCGGCCAGCACCTCCTTTTCCTGTCGGGGTTGGCGTGGTAAAACGCGTCAACCCTGTTGTTTAAATAGGAGTTAGATATGCCTGATATTAAGGACGGAGTACCCATAACACTAGCGCGTGATAAGATCACGATTAGGGAGGATGGGGTCAAGATGGATGGTGAGTATGAGGGGGAAGCATTCAAGTTTATTTGTTGTGATTGTGGGCTTGTCCATGATGCAGGTATATTGCGGAATGTAGATACCGGAGAGATGCTTATGATAATGTCGAGGAACGAACGTTCCACAGCACAGCATCGCAGACATAATCATATAGGTCTTCATAAGGGAGTTGGTAAGTGGAAGCTAGTGAGAGTAAAATAAAAATTTTTGATAGTAATTGGAGGTAAAAGATAGGAAATGTACAATTCAGGTATATACGAAATATATAGTGAGGTGAATAATAGTTCCTATATTGGCAGCTCTATTGATATAGAAGGAAGATTTAACCATCATAAGTCTAAGTTGCGGAGCGGACATCATCATAATTTACATTTGCAACGTGCATGGGATAAATATGGAGAGGCTGCATTTCAATTTCGGGTATTGATGATTTGTACCGAACCAAAAGATTTACTTATTATAGAACAGTCCTTTATTGATGCTAACTGCCCCAAATATAATATAGCATTAGCGGTGGGTAGAGGCGGTAATATTAAATCGTATCCCATAATTGTTGATCCAGAGGGAAATTTATATCCTGCGGGAACTAATTTAGCAGCGTTTTGTAGAGAACATGATCTCCCCGTGAATAGTATGTATAGGGTGATAAGAGGAAAACGCCGACAACACAAGGGCTGGAGGTTAGTATGGGCGACTTAGTACACGCGTGGGATCGGCGGTCAAATGAACCTGGGGACTGGTATGATAGATTCGATAGGTTCTTTCGGGCGCAGGGACCAGAGCGTAGTATGAATCAGGCGTACCGTGCATGGTACAACGAAAAGCACGGGTACGATGCACCCGCGGGGCGTCAATGTCCTACGGATTGGTGGCACAAGTCTAAACAGTGGGAGTGGAAGGATCGGGCTGGTGCCTGGGATGAGTATATCTGGGAAGAAATGCGAGCTGTCGAGGAGGATGGGCTGCGGGAGATGCGGGATCGACACATATCTGAGTCCAGAGCCATTCAGAAGAAAGCCTTAGAAGCTCTAGCAAAGATGGATATAGATGATCCTGGTCTAGCTATACGAGCATTTAGACAAATGGCACAGATGGAGCGACAGGCGCGTGGTCTGTCGGAAAGCATGGTGGATTATGAAGATATGACAGATGAGGATTTGATGGAGGCGTATCAACGTGAGTTTGAGCGGGCGGGACCGTCAACGGATCAAAAATCGGATGAGGCTCAGGAAAGAGCTGATGATGAGGGGCTTACCCCTTCCGATGATCGGGGACGAGATACCGATAGCGACGAAATACATCAATGATATTATAGGTTTTGCTGAGGAGTTCTTAGGTATTACCTTACGACCTAGACAGAAGGAAGCTCTACTAGCTGTAGTAGATAAGCATCGGGTCTGTGTACGCAGTCCACGAGGCTACGGGAAAACGGCGGTATCTGCTATCCTAGCTTTGTGGGCTTTAGCTACCCGACAGAACGTAAAGGTACTAACCACAGGTCCGTCCTGGGATCAGTTACTCTCTGGCTTATGGCGGGAGATACCACTATGGGTAAAGGCGGGGGATTGGGAGTCATTAGGTATAACAATTCGACCTGATAAGCAGCTTACTACCAAGCAGTTAGAGCTACATAAGAATAGGGTTATTCTTGCCAAGTCACCTAAAGAGCCTGCGCGTATCGAGGGCATCCATGCTGAGTGTGTAGTCATTATCATAGACGAGGCTAAGATAGTTCCTCAAGCGATCTGGGACTCGCTAGAGGGTACTCTATTCGGATGTAAGGAATATTTTTATCTAGCTATCTCAACCCCAGGACCACCCATCGGAGAGTTCTACAATATCCAGAGTAAGAAACCAGGATATGAGAAGTGGCACTCCATACACATCACCAAAGAGGATGCTCTAAGAGATGTACCGTTCTTTGGTGAGAGTGAAGAATTGATGAGGAAGAAGTGGGGAGTCAACTCTGTATTATATAAGCAGCACGTAACGGCGGAGTTCGCTGAGGATGAGGAGTCGGCACTCGTACCGCTGGAGTGGCTGGAGTTAGCTAATAAACGGTGGACGGAGAAATCTAAGATACCTAACACGGAGCGCGTGCTCAAAATCGTGGGGATGGATGTCGGAGGTGAGGGAGCTAGCCAGTCCGTTCTTGCTCGCATGTATGATGATAACTATATATCTCTCCTGGAGAAACATTCAAAGCCTGACACGGGAGCTAACATAGGCTATTTGGAGGCAGCCCTTCGGGAGTCCCTGAATAGCGAGAATGTGTTTGAGGCA